TTAATCTTAACCATTTTATAGTCATCAGTATCGGGGGGTAGCTTAATATTATACTCATATTTCTTGGCAGATTTCTTAACCAGCTTTAGAGATATACCAACCAGTCGGCGAGAAACAAAATGTTCCAGGATAGATCGGTTTATACCAGAGACGGAGGATATATTTAGTTCTTTAGATATATTGAATGACTTATCAATGGCCCATATATCTCCGGGGTTCCATTTATCATCTTTCAAAGAAGGGAATCCATTATTTTTAAATGCTAGGTCTTTAGCTGCATAGATGGATACCATTTTGTTATCTCCTCTATGAAAAGTTTGATTTTTATTAACATACCCTTCTTTAATCAGAATAATTGCAGAATGGTATGAGGAGGATTTCCATGAATCTGATATCCCTAAGATATCTTCTAATGATCCATCGACAAATACTTTTTTGTAAGCATCTTTTATAATATCATCTGTAAAATAATCAATGTCTTGAATGCCATGATCTAACATAGCTTGTATCATAACACATTGATGTGACTCAGTCTGTTTAGTGTTTAAAGTTCCGCCTCCAGCACCACCCATGCCTCCTCCGAATACCTTTGATTTTGCAAGGTCGGAGGAGGTATAAGCTTTGTCTTTTATATCCAAGAAGCCTATCGGGAACTTTTTCGAGGAGCCATCATTTTTCCAGGTCTCTAAAGCCTTAATAAGCTCTGGGGTATTTTGAATAGTAACTGACCCACCAGATGCTAGTTCAATAGGGGAACCGTTTTTAATGAGACGAATTAAGATATCTATTCTGGATTCGCCCGTGGCTCCATTTGGTTTTTGGAGCTCTGAAGGTACTAGCTTAGCAGCTTCTCGCAGAACTTTATACTTTGAAAGTCGTAACATATAAAAAGATTCCTCTTATAGATCATACTATTTATACGTTTTTAAAGTCACAATTGGCAGTGATGTTATCATTCTTGTCAATGTTGATTACTTTATTAGCCTGCAGATAATTAAGCATTGAGCCTGCGCCTTCTCTAACCCCAATACGATAAGAGGTATATGCAGAACCTATTATTAGTACCACAGTTATAGCATAATAAATGTACATTATAATTTGGTAGCTTCTAGCAAGGCCTCAACATCTTCAATATCTGTAACCATTTCTGTAATATTTTGTTTATGGTAAGCTGTGGCCATTTTACGAAGGATCTTTTTAGGGATGCCAACCTCATCTTCTAAAGCCGCAATCGCTTCTTTAATAAAGCATTTCTCACCTTCGCTGCGTGACATAGAATTACTAATCTCAACCATACACTCTTGGATCTTTTTTCTATCTTCAGGACTGCTGGGTATAATAATATTAGTCATTTGTATTTTCCTCTGTGTATGTTAAATTCACTATTTTGTTTTTATATCCTATTTCTAGCTCGTCAAGCAAGATATCAGGACCTTTTATTTTAACTTCTTTTTTCTTATCAACATGGGTAACAGGCTTATTAAACTTGTTAATGTTTTTAGCAACATAATTTCTAGTCTTAGACACTTAGGCAACCATATACTTTTCAGCAGGTTTTAGCTCTATGAACTTTCTGCGAGACTTTGAAAATTGCTTGGATGGGCTTTTAAATTGAGTATACCCGCCTCCAGACTTTTTATACCCGATGCACTCACCCTTTTCATTAAAGATGTAGGTATGATTTGGCATAGTAGGACTATCCCACTTAGTAATTTCTTTAAAAGCTCTAAAACCCATATTAGTACCCATTAGCCATGTGATCGTAACAAGATTGGTGTGAAGAATCTAGAGGCTCGCCACAAATACAATGTTGGGACTCTTCGATTGTAGGTGCACCCACCATATCCCGGAAGTATGCTTCGCTGAGCAGACTTCCTGGGGTAGTGGCTTCTTCAATAAGTTTTTTAAAGTCTATCATTACATTATTCCAGTCCAATCGATTTTAGTGTCAGGGGTAACCTTAAAGGCGTTACCACGAGCAAAGTTTGTAGCAGGAGCAGTATAGGACTTAGCCATTAGCATATCGCCAATATTGAATGGGCTTTTGGTTTTGTTATCGATAGCGTTTTTGGGGGATTTCTTAACCACAAAGCCACATACTGATTTTCTTTCTTTCCCATATTCAAATACGCTTTTAATTATTTTAATATAAACACTCCCTTCTTCTGGGTAGTATTTTGCTTCATTATAGGATGGGAGATTAACGTTAGACCTATCGCACCAAGAGTCAAGGCTTTTTTTCATATTTTCACAAATTAACACGGTTTGATCAAGTAAGGTATTCATAATATAGTTTATCCAATGTTGTTTAGTATGGGAGTATTATACCGTATAAAAGGAGGTCTGTGAACCCCCTTTTTTACTTTTTTTTAGAATATTATGTTATATAAAATGTGATTTTTAGGAATTACCTTTATATTTCTCTAGTAATTCAATAAGCTCTTCTAGTATATCTTTATCTTCAGGATGGGATGTATCCACCTCTAGCTCAATTTTGATCTTCAATCTTCTTCTCCTTGCTTAAAAGCTCTCGGATCTTATTAGCCCAAAGCTGTTTAAATTCCGGATTTTGCGCACGTTTCATGGCTTTTGTTAAACTAGCAATTGCCCTTTCATTTTTATCATTATTCATTGACATCTTCTATCATACTCCATATGGCATGAACCATAAGAACTATGCCTAATCCCATCTCAACGGGGGTTACACCTAATGTTAGGAAAAACCCGCTAAGTACGAATAGCACAATGGGCTCTTTTTTTCTAAAAAATTCAAGCATTTTTTTCGGGTTCCTCTATTTTATTCCCATAATAATCATAATCAGGGTTATCCCTAAGGGCTTTCTTGTCTTGGATTACATATTGGCCTGTTATACACATTAAGATGTGCACAATGTAGTTCAATAGCTTTATCATACTCTTACCTCCTGAAAACCCATTGGGTCTACCATATACATGGTGCCTAATTCGCTTTCTAATATGTCTCCAACCGATAGACTGGCTACACGATCCGAAAGAAGATCAATCTTTAAACGGTCAGAATCTGACCAACGGTTCATAAGAACAAAAGCCTCGTCAAGATCATCTGTATTAAGATGGGCTTTGCAAGAGTAATACTTAAACAAGGAAGGGTTAAATGATTTTGATCCATCATACCTTCCACGAAATGCCTCGAGGTTATTCTCGTAGTCTTCGGATTCACTTTCTTTGACTAAATTCATTTGATAGACCTTAATCATGATGTTACCCTTTTTGTTTAATATAGGACTATTGTACCATATAATAGCCCCCGTGAGAACCCCTAAACTGAAAATAACCTATGACATTTAGTTATATATGTTATACTTCTAATGGAAAAATCTCATATATTACTTTAGCACAAGCCTTAGCAATTTCTATATGCTCAGACTGTGTACCGTTAGCTCCTCTAAGATCCATATAATGTATCCAACTGCGGAGCGTACCATTGGCATACAATCTAGACATAGTATTGCCTTCTGGAAGTACAGCCCTAGCTTGTTCTTTAGCAATACCATTATCAATTGCCCATTTATAAGCCATCAGAGATTCATCAATCACCCTTTGCTGCCTTTGATACCAGCGATCCTGTAATCCCCCTTCATATTCATCACTCATATCAAGAGGAATACTATTTTGGCGGTTTTTGGGATCTTGCAGTCTTGCATCACGAAGCTCGAAATTCAGATCTTTAACTGGGTCTGCGTATCTCTGGCTAAACTCCTGAAATGAGAACGACCTATGGCGAAGGAACTGTCTTGCTATATCTCTTGTTGTCTCGACCTCCAAACAAACAGAAACCATTTCTAGGGGGGACCAATGCTTGTGTTTCATAAGGTATTTAACTAGCTTTTCAGAAGTATCTGGGTTATTCTGATTGGAAGGGTTTGATACCCTAGCACAGTAAGCTACCAGTTGTAATAGGTCATTATCTACGATATCAGACTCAACACCCGGAGGTAGCTGAGAATAAGATATAAGCTTTACTTTCAATTTACTTCTCCTTAATTACGAAAGCTGCTGCGCCGTAGAGTAAACCTGCCCAAGCTAGCATTTTGGCAATACCTCCGAAAAGTATGATGGATACACACAATACTATAATAGTAATACCGTCCAATGAAGTTCTTTCTAACATTCTTGATTTTAACCAGTTCATATTTTATTCCTTTTTATGCTTTAAAGTTTGAGAAATCTTTCTTCTCGTTATTACCCCATGTTGCTATGGGTTTGTCCGGGATTGTCATATCTGACATAATATCGCTTTGTGCGGATTCTTCAACATCATATAATTTCATTCTTGATCGATCTATCCCAATAACAAATCTTTTATGCTTGACAGGATCATTATATCGATTCTTAAGCTGCTTAACCATGATTTGATTAGCTTCTTCTAACTCTTCATTAGATATCAAGGCAAACATAAGGTCTGCTGTTGCCGGCAGTCCAAAAGATTCAGAGGTATCTTCAAGACCTACGTCGCTATTACCAAATCCGCTTCGAGTAGTCTGGGTAGCAGTCATGATGGGTACATTAAACTCTACTGCAAGACCCCGGATTTCCTCTGCGATTGCTTTAATATATGTATATGAATTTATCGATCCGCCCATGGCTTTCATACGGGATGATGAGCAGATATTCAGATAGTCAATGTAAATCATCTGAGGGACAAAGTTCTTTTTTAGTTTAAGTTCATTTAGCAAAGCTCTAAAATGGCCCGTATGAGCAGCACCTGTTGGATATTCCTTAATAATTAGTTTACCCAAATGACTTTTAGCAATTTTAGCAATTTTACTATCAAACACATTCTTTGGCAAGTTTTCTAATTGGTCAATGGGAATATCCATTAGGTTAGCATCTATTCTTTCTGCTATTCGTTCTTCTGCCATTTCCATAGTAATATAGAGAACGTTTTTACCCTGCTCCATAGCGCCAGCAGCGCAGTGACACATAAAGAGAGACTTACCAACGCCGGTACCTGCTAGGGCAACGTTTAAGGTTTTATTGGGTAATCCGCCTTTTGTGATTTTATTAAAGTAATCCAGATCAAATGGTATTCTTTCTTCTGTTCTATTATAAAACTCAAATCGATCATCAGAGTTATTAATATAGTCATGACCGATAGCCTGATCGAAGGAAACGCCGAGGGCCTTTGATAGTATCCCTGGTATAGCTCCTTCCGTTTGGTCTTTTCCTCTACCATCTATAATACTAATGGATTCCATAATAGCAATATAAATCGCTCTGTCCCGGCACCACTTCTCTGACTCAATAATGAGATAGTCTGTGTCAATATCTGACTTGGCTGCTATTTCTGATATCAAAGCTGATGAACTCATCAAAAGATCATCCGGCGCCGAGACCTTACGCAGCTCAAGGGATAAGACCTGAGCTGTAGGGAGTTTATTATGTGCTGCAACGAACTTAATAATAAGATCGAATACTACACCATGCGCTCCCTCGAAGTACTCTTTTTGCAAAAAAGGTATTACCCTTCGGCAATAACTTTCATCATTTAAAAGGTGATTAATTATATGGGTTTGGATCTGATTTGATTGTTCCAATTGACGCCTCATTATTATATAAAGATTCTGAAATAATATACTGTAGAATTGCACCCAAATAGTTATTGAATCCCTCATCTTCTCTTAACTCATCATGATTATATTCTCCTGGATCTTGGATATTATAGTTAAAGGTGAGAGTGGCAGAATCCAGTTCGGGGGATTCTTTAATGGACACTGTCCCATATACTACTGTTACCCCCTTCCATTTGTCATTTAATTTAATAGCATACCAATCAGAAGAAGCGTTTTCTAGAAAAGAGTAATGACTATCTTTTATGTTATTATACACCCGACACATCCTGCTGAATATCAAGGTTTATATCCAATAAAGGCTTATGACCAATCTGATAGTAAGACTTAACGAAGGCTTTAAAGTCGGTACCATTAAACACCGGTGTCCAAAATGCTTTTTCCATCGTATCTTTTTCTCTTACTTTTGGTTCCATCATTTCTCCAGTTTCTCTATCAACCAGACAATACCAACCATTGGAAGGCTTAGCAACGTAACCCCCAGCAAGAGCAATATCAAGCAAGCCGCTATAGGTAGCAATACCACCCTCCCAAGTAACCCCAATAGGAATCTTGGATTTTTCTTTAACTGATCGAGACTTTTCAACGTTAATGACAAAATTATACCCCTTAATTTCTGTTCCTTGCTTATTCTGTTGCCGTCCAATGATCCAGATGTTATCTGCTGAATAGTAGATGCCGGTTCCGCCTGACACAATGGCTTTAGGGAATAAACCCATTTCCTGATATGTATGGTTAATAGCAAGAAGGGGAATGTCTTTCATTGTTAGATATGGGGTTACCATACGGAAAAGACCTTTCAACGCTTTGGCTCGTGACATATCAGCAACAGCTTTTTCGTTCATAGCATCGTCTAATTCTTTCTTAGAAGCAATATTACCGATAGAATCTATGACAATGATAACTTTATCTTTCCGGTCAATAGCCTCTAGCTGATTAACAATATCGAATTTTAGTTCTTCAATGTTCATAACTGGGGTATGCAAAACCCGTGCAGTATCAATTCCAAACTGTTGGAAATAGGACTGGGGTGAGCCAAACTCGGAATCATAAAATAACATCATAGAATCTTTATGTTCTTTCATGTATGCACCAGCCATTAACAAAGCAAATGAGGTTTTAAAATGCTTTGAAGGACCGGCTAACACTGTAAGCCCTGATGTTAAGCCACCGTCAATATCGCCCGAAAGAGCAACATTAATCATAGGGACTTCTGTTTTTACAAACTCGTTGGTAAAAAAGATTGAATCAGAAAGGATATCTGTTGTTTTAATCTTAGAGTTCTTTTTGAGTTTATCCATTATAGAGGACATATTAGTACAACCTTTTGGGTTTCATATTTAAGGAACGCTCTTTAGTTTTCCAGCGAGATACTGCCTCCGCCTTTTCGCGCTTGCGCTTCCAGGTAGGCTTCTCATAGTATTCCTTTTTTCGAAGGTCTTGCAAAACACCAGACCTATCAACTTCTTTCTTAAATCTTCGCAAAAGAACATCAAAGGGAATTTCTTTGCTATTCCGATTGGGTTTTTGCCTATCTTCTTTAAACATATAATGTCTCTCTTTTTTTGTTTGATTGTATATTATACCACACTTTGGGCTTATTGTAAACCCCCGAAGCTAAATAAACTCCCATTTAACCCCGGCTTCATCAAATAGATCACACGCTTTTTTGCATGATTCAACCCATCGAGGATTATCCATATCCCCACTCATAACTACTTTTTTTGTTCCTACCTGAATAATACCCTTAGCGCATTCATTGCAGACTGGCAAGCCATGAACATAAAAAGTAGAGTCAGACAAGCTAACACCATTCATACATGCGTTATAGATCGTATTCATTTCAGCATGTACTACATAGGAATACTTAACCTCTCGGTCATTATAGCGGGTCTCGCTATCATTGATCCCTCTAGGGAAACCATTATAACCTTGGGCTAATACCTGTCCTGAACTGCTAATAGCAACAGAACCAATCTTAGCAGATGGGTCTTTAGACCATTTAGATACGGTCTTTGCTAGATCCATATACTTATTATTCCAATTATTACCCATATAACTTATCCCATATAGTTTGATTAATAGCACGCTGCTGAATAGGGTATAACCTAATAGCATCCGTTTTAAGTGCATGCTTAGGTCTATCCAATATTTCTTTAGGAACTATATCTTTAAATGTATCTTTCAAGACCTTTTTTTCGCCATTCCTTAGATCATAGGGCACGTCTAAAGCATGAGCTACAATCGAGGGGGCTAAAAATGGGGAACGAAGTTCTATAGTTTCGTGCATCATAGTACGATCTAGTCTAGGAAGATGGTAATAAGGCAGTTCGCAGAAGACATCCGAATACTGGCTATCATAATCTTCTGCTCTGCGATATCCGCCAAATAACTCATCAGCACCATCGCCGGTAAGAACAGTATGAAAGCCTAATTCTCTGAGCTTGCGAGCCATAGCTATTTGGGGTTTAACAGATCCTAGATCTACAGGGGTTTGGTGTATAAGGACCGCTTCTTCATCCGTAACACCTCCTAATTCCACCTGTACGAGACTTTCACACACCATATGGGCATAACTATGCTCGTGATTTTCTACGTGTATAGCGGTAACCTCACGACCTAGCTCTTTGATTAGTCCGTATATAATGGTAGAATCCAGACCCCCAGAAAGAAGAATAGACAGTTTTCTTTGACCCCCTAATCGCAGACTAGTGGCTTTTTTAAGGTCATCCCTAAGATTTGTCTTTTTCACTTTAGACCAATCCCAGTAAGGAATAACTGCACCCTTGTGATAGTAATGTCCAGGAGGAACCTGTTTAATTTCATTCCAAGGTGTATTACCAGTAGGATCATAGCCCCACTTCATTACATTCGAATGAAATAACTGGTTCCTAGTGTTTTTACCAAATGTCAAAAGCACATCAATCTCAGACGCTAAAACCTCGCAGTCTGTTCTATAATATATTGGCTTTTGGGCCAAATAATCAGTTACGGCAAATAAGCTATCATCCTTAATAGTAACGAATGACCAAAAACCATCGAACTTATGAAACACATCAAGACCATGATTTAGGTATTCGGTGTGTATTGCTCTAGAGTCCGTATCATATTTAGTATCAGAGATTTCATTATAATTAAAGATTTCCCCAACAAATAATGAAGGTATACTATTAACGTGCATAGGCTGAATAGCAACCTTTGGATTCAGGTTAACAAAGGGCAAACTGTAATGTGCCAGCTGGTGCCGACCATACTCTTCAAAGCCCTTAAGTCCTGGTAATCCCCGATAAGAGATTTTTTCTATAACATCAGAAAGACTAGTTGTCTGATGTAGGTCGCTTCCAGCTATAAAACCACACATATTATTTCACCATATTTTTAAGAACGTATCTATCAACTACAAAACAATGTAAGGAAGTAGCGGAGAAGTGCAAAGTGCCTGGTACAGCATCTATGCCGGATTGCTCGATCATCCACAAAACTAATCGGTTTGCAAAATAAAGATCATTATGCAAATGTCTGCATACATCACAGGATCGCATATGATATGAGCAATGGAGTTTTCCATCCCTTAACATAAAATGCCATCCAAAGGTGCAAGGTACGCGTTCGCCTGCTAGAGCAGCAGTAGAATCTTCAGGGAACCACATAGGAACATAACACTGTCTAGTATTAGGTTCTTTCTTAAGTAATTCAACTGCCGTTTGAAGGTTACCCCACTTGAAGCGAATTCCATCGGTCGTGGTATCGCACCACATTCTTTCTGGATATGAATGAGAAAATGCTTGTTGATCTTTGCTTAAGTACTTTTCTGTATCACGAAGCCACATTGTGTGCGAAGGCGGTGGGTTTAAAGGTAAACCCCCTACCCGTTCTTCGTGATGCACATCTGCCCATGGTTGAGCAGCTTTTAGCAGTGTTGAGGCCTCGTGAGCCGTGGCTGCCATTTGTACAATAAGATCTGCATGAAGCAGTTCTAGGTGGGCTGGAAATTCGTCAGGGCCTTTACCTTGCCAACTTTCAGTTTTAATTTCATATCCATCAGTCAGCAACTTAGATCGAAGGGCTTTTAGCCCATCTTCTAGATTGTCTGATTCGAAATGATTACTCATCAACATTAATACTCCTTGTCTTTTCTTTAACTCTGTTAAGAAAGTCCCGATCAGGATCTTGACCTGAAATACCACCATTAAGATACGATACAAAGAAAGTAGCGTAGTTAATTAGGTCTATTGCAGAATCTTCTAATGATTCAAAGTTCTGCTCGTATTTGGAATCAGATTCCATAGCTTCTAGAACAGACTGGATTCTAAGAAGCTTGCCAAACATAATATCAGAGATAGTCGAACAGCCACGTGGGTAGTACTGGGCTTGCTTAACTCTAGAATTTGGGTTTTGATAGTCATTGCTTTTTTTCTGCTGAATCTCGGCAGCTGCTTTTAGCACTTCCATTGGTGTTTTCATTATTGTTGTTCCTCAAGATTATACTGTTTTTCATCATAGTTATAAGTCCAGTAGGAGTCATAGGTATAAACCCCATTTGTTCTTTTAAACATAATTACATGGTCATATTTTGTTTTTCTATTTTCAAGGTTAATAATATGATTATACTTAGTTCCTGGACTTTCTGAGCTATATGTTTTAATCTCGGCCTTTAGACCGGTTGGGGAAATAACATCTTTCCAGCGGCCTTGATCATCCTTCCATCCAAGATCTTCGCGAAGATAATATTCAGCCAATAAGCCATTATAAGAATCTCTTTGTATATCGCTCATAGACCTGGTTCGACCAGATAAGGCCTTGGCAGATGTTCCCCCAAATATACTATTTGCTAATCGATTGCTTTCTTTCTCTAAAGCTTCTAGCGTTTCAGGGGAAAGATTTTCGGAGCTAAAAGTAATGTCAGGACTAAGGCCAAATATTTCAGTGATTTTCATAAGATTTACTCTTTTATTTAATATAGGACCATTATACCATGTATTGGCCGGGATGTAAACCCCTATTTGCTAAAATAACTCGGTTATTTAGATGTTGCTCTTGGATATCATCCTTGGATTGACCAAAGTAAGCAACAGCATAGCCTAGATCGACCATTCTTTGGTTCAGAGAGAATTCCTCTTGAACTTTATGACCAAATGGATCTAGATCTTCTTTAAACCCCTTGACAAAGAATTCACCAAGTATTCTTCCAAACTTACCCTTATCAATAGTGGTCTTCATTTTATAGGTTTCGCCTACTTTTAGATGATCACTAACAAAATTAGAGGCAAGTTTTCCATACCATTTTTCGGTAAGATCTTTGGTCCTGGATTCAGGTGTATCGATACCAAAAAATCTAACGGCTTGATTGGCATAAACAATACCAAAGCCAAGGTCAACATCGACCCTTGCGGTATCACCATCCACTATGTGTAGTATTTTCGCTCTGTATTCAAACATTATTTTATACCCTTTGCGTATATGTTGATGTAGCTCTAGGAGGGCCTAAGCATACAAGTTCCATTCCAGAAAAATATCCAACGAACGATCCATTTTTCTGACAATTAAGACTAACCCTAACCCCCTGAATGCAAATAGCAAGATACTTGCCAGGCTGATACTTATCAACGTCTGCTTCTACCTCGACTTTGTTGCAAATAACTTTAACCTTAGATTCATAGGTGGTTCTAGTTTCGGTTCTCATAATGACACTCTCTTAAAGATTATTTTTAAACACGAACTCTATAGCTCGCTCTGCTTCTTTTGCTATATCGCGCTTGCCATACCATCCGCCAGTAGAGTTATCAATATCTCTGCAGATATATTCTATCTCTTTGGATGTTATAGGGTAGCCTCTTGATATAGCGTTTCCTGCGGTAGATACCATTATCTGGTACATTTTAAGATACCAACCTCCGCCACTAATACCTTTATATTCGTTAACCTGTTTCTTGTTTACGAATGGGCAGTCTTCGTAACCTGTCCAAGTATAGTTGGTATTGATTAGGGTCTTTTTTCTATGCTCCATTAAACCAATCTTAATAGATTCAGGCAATCTATCGAAAAATGACTCGTTTTGTGAAACATAAGGATGCTTACTCATCACTTCAATTGGGTCCATAATTTCACCATCATGAGTAAAAATAAAATTGTAAGCATCCTTATATGATCCTGGTATGTAATACATCCTAGAAAGATCTTTTGTTTGGGCGTCTGCTATATCGCCAATCTCTTTATTAAGAGCATACCAAAAATGTTTTATCTTTTCTTTAGATATAATTTGATTTAAAGGGAATACCAGTCTAAATTTAGGGTGTTCCTTTGTCGAGCTTGCTGTAGAGTAACAAATATACTTATACTGGGAATACTTGTTATGGATATCATCAACACTACCTTCATAATCATCCACGTCTACAATTCCAAATCCGCCCCAAGAGACTACGTTATCATTAGCCCTTGTAGTTTTAGGAAGATACACCGCCGGGGATATAAGCGGTGCATCTTTCTTGGTAGGGTACTTAGTTGATTCTGATAGCTTATACAAAACATGCTCAAACTCTTCAAACGTATTATAGTCCATACGCTTGTCAGTTTTGTTATCATATATGCTATTGAATATTGTTAAGGATACCATGATTGCCCTCGTGAGATGGTGCTTTCCATCCATTTGGTTTCTCTAGGTCAGGTAAACCTAAAGGATTTGGTCTTTCTTTCTTAATTCCGACTTTTTTAGCCATATTAGCTTCTAGTACTCTATTCCAAGCTTCGTTAGCATTTACACCAAAAGCATCCAAGGTACCAATAGCTACTACACAAATATCAATAAGACCATCAACAATTTCTTCTGGATCATTTTCAACAAAAGCTTTAACAGTTTCCATAAACTCTTCTTCGATAAAGTCAAGTCTGAAGGTCATAAAGTCTTTTAGCTTTTCGGGGTTATTTTTAACCCATTCGCGGGTTCCAAACTTGTCTTGCATATCAGCAATATCTTTTACCCAGTCATTACTCATAGTATAATGCTCGAGGGAGGCAAAGCAATTTTGCCAGTAGCTTCACGATGGTTATCGATTAGATTTTGTACTGGCTTTACCATAAAGACGATAAACTGATTGCTGATCGAAATACCGTCTGATGCTTCGGTGTATGGCATAAAAGGCATAAACCCAATCTTACCTTCACCAGCGGGAATTAGAATAATAGCATCACTAAGGGTAATGCCATCAGGGGTTTCTTTTACATCGCCAATTAGCTCTTCGCCTGACGATAATCTTACTAGTTTAATCATTTACGTTTTCTCCAAATTAGTTGTACTATTATATCATAAAACAGGGGCTTTGTAAACCCCCTATCCGAAAAATTGTTCAAGGGTTGAAATCTCTTCAGAGGTCCAGCCAATCGCATTAAGTATTGACTCAATGCCGTCTAGATATGTTTTTTGAAACTGTAGGTCATAATCAATATAGCGGGTTAGCCCAAATTCTTCATGAAGGTAGTCGGGGAATGATATGACATTTTCTTTGATAGGATTTGGCTTTTTAAGATAGATGAATTTAAGCTTTTCACCGCTTTTAATTTCTGTGTATTTTTTGTCCAGAGATAGGTCCTTAATAAGCTTGTTGTAGAGTAGTGCTCCTCGGACATGTATAGGCGTTCCCTTTTTATAGATTGTATTTCTATCTGCAAAATCAGTAACTTTGGTTGTACCCCTAGGGAATGCTATCTCATGAGCAGGAAGGGTATAGAATAGCTTTTTAAAGTCCGCAATTGCTGCTTGTACTTCTTGTTCGGTACCATTAATAATAATGCCAAACATCTTTTTCATTTCATCACGACATGGCATAGGGGTGGAAGACTTAATAGCTTCGATTCCAGTCATTTTGATTTTAGGCTCTGCGTATCGTACGCCTTCGCTATCAAAGACGTTTAAGATATATCGCTTTTTAGCCTGCCAGATGCCGCGGTTGGCAATGTTTTCCCTTTTCATTACCATCTTGTTTTCGATGCCACCAAGCTGATCAAACAGTTTAGCGTATGCTTCTTTCAGTACACCTTCTAGCTTTTCCTTAGACACTTTATCTAAGAAGTCGACAGGGTTTGGTGGATTTACAGCTTTAACTAATGGGCCTAAGTTTACATACAAAGAGTCAGTATCGATAGCAATAACATAGTCTTTATTAGTTCCTAGGATCTTGTTAATATAGTCATTAATGGCTTTTTCGCCCCATCTAATAATAAGCTGACCAGATAAAGTAATGGCTTCTGCTATGCGCTGATCAAAGAACCTAAAGTATTTGTTGCCAATAGCGCCATAAAGGGAGTTAAGTAGAATCTTAATAGCCATTTGTTTGTTTTCAGAGATGGATATATCCCTTTCGAGCCTTAGAAGTTCTTGCTTATCAGCCTTGTTTATACCCTGAAGCTCCTGTTGGGAATCAAGCATGGATCGTTTAATCCCTACACGTTCTTCGTATAGGTCAGAAATAATAGCAGGAAATACCCCCATCTTATCGATATTGAAATATTGTCCGTTAGCACCTAGCGATTTCCCCCTGCTATTCGCTATAGAAGGATTAGCTAAGATTGAATCAACGTTTATGTTGCAGATTTCCCCGTCTGCTATAGTTTCGGGGGACATGTTATACTGCATAATAATAGAAGGATAAAGGGAGTTAAGGTCGAAGGAAACTACCCAATCGTGCATTCCAGTAATAGGCTCTTTAACGTATCCGCCTGGATACGGGCTTCTCATTTTATCAGTAGCAAATGGTACGATAGTCTTTTGGGAGTATAGCTTTCTAAAAATAATAGAATCCCAAATAGAGGTTGTTCCCATTACCTCCGGGTAATTAACGCCGCCTTTATAAGCTATTGTGAGCGCTAGAGTAATCAATCCCATCTTATTTTCGATTCGGTCTACCAGTTCAACGTCCTTAATGTTATAGTCGATAAACTTTTGATGATCTTCCTTATACAGGGTAAAGAGGTTGCCGTGTTCTTGGTACGAGAGTTTCTTTTCGCCAAGAACAACGTTAGCAATATGGTCCAGACGATATGACTCTTGGGCACCATAGGAGTATCCAAACTTTTTGAATAGCTCTAGATAATCAAGGCAAGAAATGCCGTGGATTTCAAAGGTTTGCTGATCCCTGCTCATCATATTAACAGTTCGTTCGTCTACCATACCCCAGGTAGAAAGTTTGTTAACAAGCTCTGATCCACGGTCAGGTCCAAAGACTCGTATCATCCTGTTAACAAGGTACGGAATATCAAAGAATCTGCAATTCCAACCAGTAATAACATCTGGCGTATTAGAGGGTGTAGCCCAATGGTTTACAAAAGAGGTGAGTAATTCTTGCTCTGTAGAGCATTCTTTATAAATTACTTTGTTAGTTTTCATTAGGGATTTGCTTACATCATAACTGCGTAAACCCCAGACATAGTAGATATCATCGATATTATTTTTTAAGCATATAGCAGTAACTTCTTTAGCCGCAATGCTAGGTTCGGGGAAGCCATCATCAGACTGGCATTCAATATCGATTGTTGTTACATTGATCTGGGACCTATCGAATTCGATATCATCGCCAGGGAAATAGTCATTAATGAATGATGCAATATGCTTGGTGTTTCCAAAGATGCTTCGGCCAGAGACGCTTTTGTTCTGTTGAAGCCATTCTTTGGAATCGCGCATTGAATCAAATTGTACTGGGGCTACTGGTGTGCCATCTAAGGCTTTCCAATCAGTAGGGTTTTGGGTAGCTACGAATAGCGTAGGTTGGTATTTGAATTTCCTTTGAACCCTTTTACCATTTTCGATTCCACGGTATAGAAGTTGATTACCGTAACGAGACACATTTGTATAGAAGGCTTTTTTTATCATGCGAGTATTATACCATAATATAGCGAGGTTGTAAACCCCTAAAATGAAAAAAGGAGCAAATTTCTTCGCTCCTTTGAGTTTATCATATCAATTAAGTGGAGGCAATCCAAATAGTAGCAAACGGTAGTACCCAGGCCAAAACCATGGTGCTCGCTGCTGCAATTATTTTTGCGTTAAACTTAATCGAATCTTTATGCTTACGGATGTAACCCATAATTATCTCCAGTAGATTAGATATTAATAATCCACTGAGTTTCTCTCAATTAGTCTTGTAAAAAGACGTTTTTGTTTGATGCCCCAGCCGATCCGATTTTGATCTCCCTAGGACGCTTTTCTTCTGGGACTTCTACTCTCAAGTGAATGACAAGTATACCATCTCTAAGATCAGCACCATCTATTACAACAAATTCGGAGATGCGGAAGCTTTTCTCGAATTTGCGCGATGATATTCCTTTATGTGCGTATTCCCTAGTATCCTGGGCGTTACATCCATAAATGTGCAAAATACCATCTTTTACTTCAATACGTAGATCCTCTTCTTTAAAACCAGCAACAGCCATCTCAATGTCAAAGACACCTTCAGAGATTTTAACAACGTTGTGTGGAGGATAGTTATCCCCTGATCTTGCGGAAGAATGAATTCTCTCCAGGTCTTCAAATAGATTTTCAAACCCAAGAAAAAGTGAGCGCGGTACGTGCAGTTTGCTATGTGTCATAATGACCTCCTATTATTTAGCAAGGTGTAAATGTGTTACCCGACCATTCGGCATAACACATGTATTTATAAAGTTTTGAAGTGCTCTTTAAAGCCAAGAAGCTTTTTAGATGAAATAATTTCAAAGAATGTCTTAGAATCAGGACCATTTAATTTACTATACTTAAACTGCACTTCACTATATATTGGTCTATAGTGCATAGTTCTTTCTGCCGGTACTAACATCAATTGACCGGTTGTAACCATATCGCCTTTATTAGTATCTCCTAAACGAATTGGATTCATGAATACATCTTTATTAGGAGTTTCTGAGATTGCATTCATCATTTCTAATGGATCAGTACAATTCTTAACTCCGTTCAAAGCGATTTTTCTACGTACTTCTGAAGACTTTCGTGCTCGAGCAAAGTAAGGATCGGCAGCATCTACCTTATATCCCAACTGAGGTAGTACCACACCGTGATTAGTACGAACCGCATAGTCAGTAATCTTTATAACTTTATATATGTAATCACGAGGAACTTCTTGATCTTTAGCATCTTCTTTCTTGATGGTGAATCCACCTTCAAGTAGATAACAATCTTTTTCATTAAAAACAAAGGTGCATCCAGCAAGTTCTCTAGATACTAGTAACTCAATGGCTTGCATAGGGGACTTAGACAATAGAGCATCACGTATGTCTTTACCATCTGGCGACATATACGAAGCATCTCGTTCATTACCATCAACCTTATCAGCTTCTTTCTCATCGCTTTTAATTGATAGAGAAGCTGAAAGGATTGATAATCCAAACTCGTTAACACCTTCAGTATATCGAGTTTTTAGGTCGTCAAGATATAGCCGCTGAACTCCAGTACGATTAGATTGTACTATTTGAACAGTTGGTTGATAATTACGATCTCGGTTTTTAACACCGATCCAGCCAACATCTTTAAAGTATTTTACGGCTACGACGCACATTTATGGTAGTTTTCCTATAGTTATATAACTATATTTATAAAAAAATCTGGTTATTGTTGCTTACTACCAATATTATATTTAGGACACAAATTCCAGTTGGCTTTTTCTTTGTGCGGTATAACCTTGATTTGTCTAAGGGGTGCTATTTCATCTATTTGAGACATATCCAGTATAGTAACAAGGCCCCAATCAGATAACAACGTTGCAATAGTATTTCTTCTATGAAGATCATTTTCCATTAACGTTGAAGGCTTGCCATCTAATAGAAATAACTCCTTAAAATGGACTATGAAGTATCTTCCCTGTTTATGCAAAATATGGCAAGACTGATAAAGCTTCTGATCTTTTCTGGAAGCTACCCCAATTCTAGTTAGTGTTTCCCTAATCTTAAGGAAGTCATCGGGTTCATTAATGCTTATTTCTAGCATGTTGGCCGGTATCCACGACCTCACTTCTTTACTTTCGTTTTCCACCTTTATCCATCCTATTCTTCAATGTTTCGATTTGGTCATTAGAAAATAATAATAATACAGACTTAGCTTTTTCGTTGCTATAACCATAATATTCTTTAATGACTTCTAGGTTCTCTAATTCAATCGGTTTAGCCCATTTAGAGAATCTCTTCCTCTTCCTTATTATATTTATGAAAAAATCGAATTGAAGACGATGATCAATGTGATGGTTAATGTTCATTTCATTAGCATATAACACGGTGTCATTAAAGTAAGATAATGATCTGTTGACTAAAAAAGGGTTATAACTCTTTTCGGATACGTCATCAACCATTATATCTTTCTTTGACGTGTTAATAGCTAACACATATTCAAAGGGATTCATTCTCCTTGTTCCTTAAGTAGAATAGGATCTTTCTGTTTTCTTTCGCTTATATAAGCTAAGGCTTCATCCTCGGTGTTAAATACTCTTTCATATCGGATTTGTCCGAACTTGGAGTATGTAACTCTCCAGCCAACCTTGTCATCAGAGTAATACACTTTCCAGCATAAATAGGTATCCACCTCTAACATACTCATTTGAAATTTACCTGTGCCATTATCTCTGTTAAGCAGGCTACGAGGTTTATCTCGTGGTCTGCAACAAAGCTATTTTTATACTGATAGTCTGCAAGAATTAATACCAATTGTGGACCGCTAGCTGGCAAAATATAGTCTGACATGTTATCATAAAGCTTTCTAAAAATGGCAGTAGGCTCGGTACTCATATTGTCTGATGCCCATTGACGCATATTTTTAAAGTCTTTATTTTTTAGCATACCCATTAGTTTGTCCATAGACTGTTCAGATAGATTTACTAATATGCCAGTATCTATAGTGCCGGATGTTGAATATCTTTGAAGCTCGTTTAAAACCCTTCTCCAGTCTGGCGCATGCTTCATGATAACTTCGGCTAGAACAGCAGGATCGACAGTAATACCTTCTTTTTTACATATATCCATTGCTCTAGTATGGAAACTACTGCACAAACCAATCATATCTTTCTTAGAGACATTAAATTCAATGACAGAGCATCTGGAATGAAGAGGCTCGATAATTCGATTCTTGAAATTGCAAGTCATAATAAACCTGCAGTTGCTAGAGAATTCTTCGATAAAGCCTCGAAGAGCTGGTTGTGTAGATTGAGCATTAAGATAATCCGCCTCGTCCAGAATGACTACTTTGTAGCCACCCTGGAGAGAAACAGAAGATGCGAATTGTTTAATCTTGGTTCTGAGAGTATCAATGCCTGATTCTTCGGAACCATTAATAAATAAGTAGTCTAAGTTTAGCTCATTGCATAATGCCTTTGCTACGGTAGTTTTACCGAGACCGGCTGTGCCGGCCAGAAGTATATTGTGTAGGTCACCTCCTCTAACAATATCTTCAAAAGTTGATTTGATTTGCTTGGGCAAAATGCAATCAGCTATTTTCTTAGGACGATACTTTTCACACCACAAAAACTCATTCATTAAAGGACTTCCCATCCGAGCACGGTATTAGTACGGAAAGATCTCCAAGCATCTTTATCTAAAGACCATACTGCGATATTATCTGATTCGGGACTAACCTTATCTACTGTAATATCTACACCATTAGCTTCTAGAATAACAGGGTTGAGAGTACAGGGCATAACCCTAACTTCATCACTGTCGATCTTTTGAAATGTTACCGTTACTGTACCCTTACGGAGGGAATCAATGAGATTTGCCTTTTCACTAGTTTGCATAATAATATCCAATTTATAATTAATAATATAGAGGGACTTTTTAAAGGAAGTCCTTAACCTTTGTAGCGTTGAGCAAGTGGTTACTCTGCTACTGCATCCGAAGGAGCTTCGCCTTCAGGCTTAGCAGGAGCATTAGCTTCTAGGAACTTAGCTACCCTGTTTCGCAAAGCGCCAATGGCTTCCATTTCCGGGCCTTCAAAAGCACCACGCTTAGAACATACGTCAACGATTTGAACACACATTGCGATGTCTTGGAGCTGCAATTGAACCGGAGCAGTTTCTTCGCTTTGAACTTCTTGATTTACGTCAGTCATTTTGTTTCCTCGAGTTTTAGACTAATTTAGGATTAACCCGAATATTCGGCATTATCCATATTATCCTCATTATCAGCATGATATATGAGAATTCTTTGTACGCATAATAAATCATACAGACTTATTTATGCGCGAAATATTGATGATTTTTCCAAAGCTATAAAATATTCTATTGGCTGATTAGAGTTGGACCAATTAGAAATAAGCTTAGAAGAAATCGATAGGTCGTAATCGCCTTGGATCATTTTAAGATTTGCAATGTTAAATACGAAGTTAAATTCATTTTTGCAGTCATTATTATCATCAAGGTCGACTTTATAGGTATTAGAGGTAGCATCTTTAGAATCAAAGACTACAGCAGATACCTTGCCGTCTTCGCCATCTATAGAGATTTCACTATGCCCTAGTACAGAAGCAGCACGACGAATTTTGTCTAATGCAGTTGCTGTAACAGTAATCTTAAATTCAGATTCTGGCATAATAATATCTTTGGATGGCTGCGTTAAGATTTCGGTATTTGAAAAGAAGTACCTAATCTGTTGTGAGCCTTCATGAATCAGAACAGTTTTATCTTCAAAGGTAAGCTCTGGGTCTTCGAATAAAGAATACACAGAAAGGAATTCATTTAAATCATAAATTCCAAACTCAACCGGAAAGGACTCTTCCAATTGGGCAGAAGACATAATAGTTTTAGATTCTGAAATAGTTCTAACGGTGTTGCCCGGCTTAAATACTAAGTTCGAGTTAATGCTCGCAAAGTTCTTTAGCGTGTTAATTGTATTTTTTGATATTTTCATAGTTTCCTCTTTGTGACGACTATTATACCATAGTTAATCACCGTTGTAAACCCCCTTACAGGGTTTAATTTCAACAATTTTCTTCTTCCAATCCCCACACACGATCATGCTCGTATAGTGCAAGAAGAGCGTAGTGGATAATCTTTACAATGTCCTTTCGCCATTCATCAGGGGTTTCCCCCTTCTTACCATATCGACCATTATACTTGTCAATGTTTCCATGAAAGAAGCCTTGACCATGACCACGGTCTATAATGACCTCCGAGGATTGTAATCCCCCTTGGCCATAGTGTGCATTATAGGTAGAATCAATATAATCTTGGAACTCGGCAATCAGGTTACCTTCATTAAATTTGTATTGTGGTCTCAATCGATCATCCATTTTAATTATCCTCTGTTTGTGTTGTTAAGCTAACGTCCGAGTCTACTTTTGTGTAAAGATCTAGGAAAGCTTCTTTGGTATCTTCATCAAACCTTGAAATACAAAGCTCAATAGCCTTCATACGATCATTAAAAATTGAAAAAGTCTGTATAATATGGCATAGTCGACGCGTTGAAATCACCTCATCAACACCATCATCATAGAAGGTTTTTCGAATAATATCTGCCCAATCTACAAGTTGATTAACAAACTGCACATCATCGGCACCAAACTTTTTCATGTGGTTAACAAGTATCTTTTTTTCGATTGAAACCGATGGGAATTTTTGATCAATGGAGATCGTGAAGCGCTCTAAGAATGCATCATCGATGATTGAAGCAGCAGAGAATCTGCCATCTTCCGAGCCTTTACCTTTAGTATTAGCAGTAGCTATAACATTGAATCCAGCTTTCGGATATAGCGTTTCGCCCGTTTTCTTAATGAGTATAGGTTTCCCCTCAAGTATACCTTGAAGACACATAATTTTATTTGTAGCTCGATCAATTTCATCGAGAAGTAAAACTGCACCATTCTCCATGGCTTTAAGCACTGGGCCCTTAAAGAATACCGTTTCTCCATTAATGAGTCGAAAGCCGCCGATGAGATCATCTTCATCCGTTTCTGGATTGATTTGAACACGAATAAACTCCTTATTTAATTTTGCACAGGCTTGTTCGACCATAAAGGTTTTGCCATTGCCCGATAGTCCGCTAATGTAAACAGGAAAGAAGCTCTCAGTCCTGGTAATTTTAACAATATCATCATAAGCTCCCCATGGCACAAATGTTGGATCTAGTTGTGCGTAAGTTCTTTCTTTATTTACCGTTGATTGCATTTCAATAGGACCGGTAGGTTTCAATAATTCTGGTTCTTTTTTACGAAAAGGCAAAATAACATTTTCTAGGCTATAAGTCCCAATTCGAACCCGATTTTCATCGGTCATAAGGGACTTATAGTCCTTTCCTGTATAACCCATTTCTTTAGAAATATCCTCCACCGTTTTACGGCGAAACTCTAAAGTATCAGGGAACCTCGTAGCTAGCTCTTTAAGAATAACTTGGGTAGAATTTTTCATAATATATGTAATGCTCACGTTGTTAAATAATATGGGAGTATTATACCATATAATACCCCTAACCGTAACCCCCTAGGGCGAAAATACTTATGATATTTTCGCCTATTCTGCAACGGCTTTTGCGAAATTAGTCATAAGGACCTTATTGTTCTTTTTGGACTTAGAAAACTTCTTGAAAGAGGTTAGGATTTGTGACTTTGAGGCGTTTTCCTTAGTCTCGAACTCATCTGCGACGGTTTCTAGTGATCTACCGCTTTTAACAAGGTAGTATTGGTTATACCCAAGGATATTTGATTTAGAAACGCATTTGTTGGCTTTATATTCTTTTAATAATTTTGTTTTGTATTCTTCAAGCTTATGGTACTCAAATGGGGATTCTGGAGTAATCTTGGATTCTGATTTCATACAATCTAGAGCCTTTCGATTCCAAGCCTTTACCGAATCAGCCATAAAGAATCCTATGGTATTTGTGTTATATCGTTCCCTTATGCTGGTAAGGAGCCTTTCTGTTGATTGGGCTTTGGTTATGTCTCTTATCATTTTGTTTTGGATCATTACACTAAATAAGCTTCCGTAATGTTGTGTAGGTACTCTCTCTACTTGTAATGAGGTATCTCTAACCGAACGTATGGGGTTGGAGTCACCATCAGTAAAAGTAATAAAGTTCATTTTTTGAACCTTATGCTTAGCTTTAAAGTCTCTAATAAGATCATGGGAGACGATCAATGCTTGATCCAATGGTGTACTACCTAGCCTCTCTTCGCGAGCACAAAATTCATAACTGCAGTCATTATAAACCGATCTAGCGAATAGATGCATCATCGAATCTTCATAGTCCTTTTTATTAAACGATGATGAGCATAAATGGGGCATAGAAAGATCGTTAAGATCTAGATCGCCATCCTGTAATTCTTTATAATCAATAGACTCGTTATAGGTACTAAAGGAATAAACATCAAATGGTATGTTGATCTGCTTGCAAAAGACTATTAAGTTCATAACCTGATCCAAAACCTGAGGTAATGAATTATACATAGAACCTGAATAATCAAGAAGAAGTATCATGCCATGGGACTTTGAATCTGCCAAGTTAGTCACCTGGGAGAAAATATCTTCGTTGGTTTTATAACTGTGCAAACGATTTACGTCAATAACGCCTTTTTTGCCAACAGTAGCCCGAGAATACTGGTAGGCAGCCTTCTTCATTTCGAACTCTCTAACAGCAAACTGGATGTTCTTTTTCACGCCTTTAATATACTTCGGGTAATCAGATTTTATAAAATCTGGCATATGAGATCCAGACCTTATTAAGGATTCTTTTCTTTTTCTTCGAAGTTCGTCATATGATATAACAATGTTTGATATTTGGCTTTTTTTAAGCTGGTTTATGCTAACGGCTTGAAACCCATGAGCATCAACCTTAATCAAGGATTTTTCCATAGATCTAAATATCTGATCTGTAATAGAGGTCTCGTTTTGAACGTGGCGAGGTTCAATACCTAAAGAAATAGATTTTGTGTCGTCTTCAGAATCAGATTCGCCTTTACTATCACCAGGATCTTTTGATTCTAACTCACTTTCACTTTCACCCTCATCTGAATCACTTGATTGGATATCATCATTTTCCATCTCCCCGAAATTATCTTCTTCTGGGGGATTATCAAGTAACTCTGGGGTATTTTCTTTAGTAAAGGCGACAATATCTAGTACTAGTTGAACCACCTCTTCGAATGTCTCGGTCTTAAGAGACCGGTCAAAAAATACATATTCTTCTTTAGAAAAGGGTACTTCTAGAAGATTACCAAGCTTAGCCTTAAGGTTGATTTTATCGATTAATTTGGTCTGGACCCAATCAATATCTTCCACTGGACCAAAAAACGCTAGGTCTAAAAGCTTTTTGTAGCCTCTTTGAAATGGTCCCTTTAAACCAGGATAAACGTTTCTGATCTCTTTTTCGATCCGAGCGTCTTCCACGACATTAATATATGAGCGGGGACAACCTTCTAGTTTTTCTGGGCTGTCGTGCCATCCTTCCCATGGAGTAAATAGTGCATGGCCAACTTCGTGACCTGTAAATAGGTCATAAACGTCTTTGTCCATATCTTCCCATGTAGGAAGACCTAAGACTCGATTTTTAATATCGAACCATGCAGTCTTATAGTTACCATGGCGAATAGTGATATTCTCTTTAGCTAGAAGCTTTGGTAAAAAATGATTTTCTCGCATATCCGTTTTTCCTTATTTTACACGAGTATTATACCGCATAAACGATGGGGTGTATACCCCCTTTAATGAAAAAAGGGGCATTATTTTAGGACATTATGTTATAAGCTTATAACTTTTTGGTATATCTGCTATCTGATCTTTGAGAAGTTTTTATGCTTAAAGAACTCGATTTTGGACCTAAACTTGTTTTCCAGTATATCACCTTTATGACTGATAATAAAGACATTAGTGCTATCCTCGAGGGTGGTTAGGATCTTGGTAAGACTATCTACACCTTCAGAATCTAGCGAAGAATCAAAGGTCTCGTCTAAGACTAGTAGGTTGGTAGAAGCACTATTTTTCATTCTGGCAATCTGTCTCCAGGTAAAAAGCAGGGCAAGGTCAATCCTTTGTTTTTCACCTTCTGAAAATGAGGCATAATTAAAAGAGTCTCGATGCCTAGACCTAATGGTTTCATTAAAGCTTTCGTCTAGATGGAAAGCAACAAAGAAGTCCAAAACCTGAAGATATTGGTTAATAAACCTGTTCATGATAGGAAGATATTGCTTGATTACTTTAGTCTTAATACCAGTATCTTTCAGCATTTCTCCTAGAACTTCATTATAGGTTCTTTCTTCAACATATTCGAGCTTTCGTTCTGTAGCATCTTCCTTACCCTTAGCTAGATCTTTTAATTCTGTTTTGGCAGCCGCACTATCCCCATTTTGGCTAGAAAGATTATTTATCTCTCTTTGGACCTTATCGATCTCTTTTTGTAATACTGTTATAACATCATTATTAGAGTTAATCTTGGCTTGTTTTTGTCTTAGTATATTTAGATTCGAACTAACCTCCGACATTTCGCTTTGCAAAGATTCTATGGTCTTTCCTAGTGATTCTTTTTCGGTCTGAACTTCTTTAGCCTTAGAGATTATATTAGAGATCTTGTCTTCTTTAATATCTGCGGATATACCCTGGTCACAGGTTGGACATTGGTCATTTAGTTCATAAAACTTAGATTGGCTAACTAGTTCTTTAATCTTAGAATTATGTTGCAAGTTAAATGACTTCATCTGGGACATACGATCTAGTAAGTCCCGATTGGTCTTTTCTTCAGCAGACATAAGGACCTGAAGGTTTTTACCTAAGGTCTTAGATTCATTAAAGGTCTCTTGTATTTTTTCTTTATGTATTTCAATAGACTCCATTTTCTGAGCTATCTGGTCCTTGTTTAAAGATTCAAGACTTTTTATGTATTTTGACTGGGAATCTATTCGGGTTTTAAATAAATCAATCTGATGGGTTATATCCACCAATTCTTCTTTAATCTTTGCATTTCTTTCCTTAAGAAGCATGTTCATCTTAGAGAAAATATTAATGTCTAGAAGATCCTCGATAATCCCGCGTCTTGACCATACAGGCAATTGCATAAAAGGAATAAAGGAACTACTACCCAAAACAACCACTTGGTGGAAAGACTTATGATTAAGCTTTAGAATATTCTGCTCTAGGAACCTCTGATAATCCCTGGCATTTGCTGACTGATTAATCATGTTGTTATTTTGCCAAATCTCGAATCTGGTTGGTTTTATACCTCTAACAACTTTAAACTCAGAGTTACCAATATTAAACTCAACGGTAACCTCTGTGCCTTTACCGTTGATAGAGTTAATCAGCTGGTTTTTATTAATGTCTCTGTGTGCCTTTCCAAATAGTCCAAAAGACAAAGCATCTAGCATAGTAGATTTGCCAGCACCATTCTGTCCTACGATTAAGGTAGACGGGGATTTGTCTAGCTTAATTTCAATTGCATCTGACCCTGTAGACAAAAAGTTTCGCCATGCTACTGATTTAAATTGAATCATATAACCTCCAAATTCTGGGCTTCTGTGTATAGTTTACGCAATTGAACTTTAAGGTGATTTTTATCTAAATCAGTATCTACAGCTTCTACATAGGAATCCAATAGTTGGGAAGTATCTTCTAAGGATACCTTTTCATCATCTACGCTTTCCCCCAGGTACTCCTCAAAGCTCTCTGCGATCTTTAGCTCATAAGTTTCTATACCCTGAAGTCTATCAATAAATCGATCAAACATATAAAGATCATTTTTACTAACTACTATGATCTTTATGAATTTATGCTCAAATTGACTAATATCAATGTTGTTATAATCGGTATTAGTATCATCATATATGACTTTTTTAAACATAGTAATAGGATTACGTACGGGCGTGATCTCTCTAGTCTCTGTATCTAGTACGTGGAAGTACTTTGGATCATCAACATCAGACCAAGTAAATTCCATCTGCGAGCCTAGATATGTTACGTTACCCTGGGTTGATTTAGTATGAAAATGACCTGATAAAACCATTTCAAAACGAGAGAATATGTCAGCATTCATTCCATGGGGATTAGTAACCCCAGCCATCATTTCAAATCCCTTTAACTCGAGATGAGCCCCAATGATAGAAGCTTCACACGTCTTTATCCATTTGGTATACTCTTCATAGTTAGCGTTATTAATCCACGGTAATACTCCAACCTTGCACCCATCATAGTCAAGCACTGATGGCTTCATGATGATATTAACGTTGGAAGTAAAGTATCCTAAAAGCTCTTTTAAAGAGCACAATTCATTGGTATTCTTAAAGTATACGTCATGGTTACCAGGGATAATATCCATAGTAATACCATTATCCCTCATAGGTTCTAGGAAGTCTTTTCTGTTCTGATTTAATGCTTTAAAGTTAACAAACTTGCGATGCTCGTAATAGTCACCAAGGTGTAAAATATTCTTAATATTATGTTCTTTGAGATACGGAAAAAATACCTTGCTATAAAATAGCTTTTGATAGTTAAGAAAAATATCAGAGGAATTCCTAACACCACAATGAGTGTCATTTAATATAGCGATTTTCATATAATGTTATACCATAAAGAGTTCTAGTTTTTCTCTTGCTTTTTCTTCTTTGGCAAAAGACTTGATTTTCTCATCTTTATATTTGACCTGATCAATTCTTGATCTAAGGGAATCTACATAAGCCATGGTCTCTGCAGAGTGACCATCATCCATGCCAGTGTGGATAAAGTCTTCTACACCCATACGCTCTATGAATCTAAATTTAATATCTTGTTGTTTCTTTTCTTTGGTTATACGTCTAATAAATGCATAGAAGCAAATCTGAGTAAAGTAAGAAAATGCATTAGGTAAGCCAGTTCTAGTCGTAGTTTCTATTCTATAGTTGTTTACTGCTCTTAGACAGTTTTCAACCGCATCCATCACCATCTCTTCCCTGTACGTGTATCGAACAAAATTAGGACGATGAGATAGGCCTTCGGATATCTTAAGAAAGCACATAGCAATATAGTTTGTTACCTTAGGGGTTTCTTTTTCATTAATCTCTGCTTCTCTAACGGATTTAACATATTCAACCACAGCTAAAGAGAATTGTTTATTATCAATGTAATGGGGTTTAGTCTTTGCTTTTTCAGTTGTCATGAGTATCTCCTTTATAATGATATATTATACCATATTTCAAAGCGAATGTAAACCCCTATTTAGTAAATAAATATATTTCACTTAGGGGGTTTACAAACATGAAAAAGTATGATATAATAGAGTGTCGTCTCAGGGAAGGGATGATATACTAGTGAATTGTCTCTGTATCCATAGTATTAATGGGGTCATAATAAGAATCATCATCACTCTTATTTGAATTCATATACTCTTCGAGTATTTCATCATTCTGTTTAATGAGTTCAACTTGTTGAGTTCGCAAAGCGAACTTAATGTAGGTAGACTTGATCTCTGATACAACCGATGAATGTTGCATAACATCAAAATCTATTAGCTTGAACATCTTTGTAGTACTGAAAGGGAACCAGTGAGATAACTGTTTACCCCCAGCCATATTTTCTGAGATTAAAAGGGGTGCTTCCACCATCCAATTATCTTTGTTCCGATTAGAGACTAATGCCAGTATCTCATCCCCAGACCTTAATTTAAAATGTCTTATGTTTAGTTCTTCAATTGATTGATCGGTCATCATTTATATATTTATCTCAAATATTTTATAGTCAAATTTCTCTTTATTATAAATCTGGATCCTAATATTGGCATGTTCCAGAGTATAATTCTTTTTGTTCTTCCATTGTAAATCATCTGCTATATCAAATACCTTAGTATCGATACCATCTGAGCTTTTTCTTAAACCTCTACCTATAGACTGCAAGACCCTAATCTGTGACTTAGATGGTGAAGCAAAGATTATATTGTGTAGTCTCTTTATATTTATACCAGTAGAAAAGGTACCTACCGAAGCAACAATAATTGCATTATCCTCGTTTTCTGTAATAGCTCTAATACTTTCTCTGGTTGTAACATCTGTTTCCCCTGAGACATAGAATACCTTTCTAGATTGCCTGTTCATACCTGCTATTTTCTCTTCTATCATAGCATGCAGAGGTTTGCCATGTTTATCTACAAATTGAAATAGTATAAGGGTGTTGCCATCTTGATCCAAAGCCAAATTAGATATGAAGTTATTCCTAGGCTCGTATCTAACTATAAAATCTAATTCCTCTTGATACTTCTGTTTAGAAACTACCTTTCTATAATCATCCCCATATTTTAGGAGTAGAATAGTAACTTCCAATTGTGCTAGATCCTGGTTATCCATTAGTTTTTTAGTAGTGGTAACCTTATACACAGATCCAAATAGTCCTTCTAATACTAACTGATGCGTAGCTGTTCCGTCTAATGTACCTGTTGTACCAATCTTATATTTTGCATCATTACACTTTTCTAATATACTGGTCAGTGATTTGGCCTTAAAGTTGTGGGCTTCGTCCCCGACCACCATTCCGAAGTTTTCAAACCATGGTAATGGCAGTTTATAGATCGATTGCCATGTAGTAATAATAACGCTAGCTTCTAGGTTGAATTTTTCTTTGCCGGAATAGATCTTGTGTATATCTGTATCAGCATCAAACCCTTCGTCCCATTTAGAGTAATCAGCAAAGTCGGAGTACATTTGCTCAACCAAAGATGTGGTTGGGACAATAATAAGAACTTGCTTATCGTAATGCTTAAGGAAGTATCGGATAGCAAGGTATATAATTAAGCTTTTACCAGAGGCAGTAGGAGAAAGCAATAGAGATTTAGTTTTAGATAAAGCAACTTCCAGAGCTTCTAGCTGATAGTCTCTAGGAGTAATAATACTCCCACCGGCAGTTAACTTAAGATCTTCAAGTAACCCTTTTATATCAGGTTTTTCTAGTATATCCGGCCTTCCATATACAGTATTATTTTCAACCTCTATACCATATCCTCGAACCTCTGCAAACTCTTTGACATAATCAAACAAACCACAATAAAGGGTCTTTTTTCTAAGATCATATAAACGTATCTTACCATCCCACATTCTGTTCTTATATGCAGGCATAAACTTATATCCGGGCACCATGAAGCAAAAATGTTCAGCTAACTCGTGCTGTGTACTAGGGTCACAGTCGATGTGCAAGAACGTTTCATTCTTCTTTTTAATCCGGATAATTTCAGGCATTACATTCCACTAGTAAATTTCTTCCAATCGATTATATTTTTAATATTACTATGTCTCCATTTAATATTATCTATAATCTCTTTTAAAGCTGCATTTATTTCAGATTGGTATTCTATTTTAGCCTGCACCGCTTGTATATCAGGATCAGCATCATAGAATCTATCCATATCTCCCTTTAATACTGTAAGACCATTTAACGGATCATAACCCCATCCAAGGTCATCCATTTCCGCTTTTGTTAACTTCCCATTATACCATAACCATTTATTCTTTAAAAGTACCTTAAAGTCCATCTCAAACTTTTTATGTCTAAGACGATTTACACTTAATAGTTCAAGGTACTTTCCATGAAGTTTAGCCGAATCTCTGGATGCTTCGTCTAACTCCATCTCATCGATTATGGTATCTTTCTTCCACATCTCAAGGATTTGCTCAAGGTTATTCATTATCTCTCCATATTATAGGTTACTTAATATCTATTATACCATAAAAATGACATAAAGTAAATAACTAAACGAACTCAAATGATGTATATTTTAAACTTAGATCTGCCTGTAAGTATTCTATATCAGCCGCTTGACTGTTAAACTCCACAGAGCTTAAACTGTTTGGGAATACCCCTGAGAATTTAATCTGTTTTGTTACATTGTTATGGGAAGATAATACCATCAGAGTAGCATCAACTTTTAGACTTTCCGCATTGTTTGATTGAATTAAACTATGGATCCAATCGAATGTCTCGATATAGTTTTCCATGTTTTCCGTAATATTAAATCTAATGCTAAGGTCATCAAAAATAATTCTATCACCTGTAAATGCTAAAGATGCGCCTCTATACGGCATTGACGCTTCGGCTATACTTAAACCCGGGAGTGTCACCGCTGTGCAAAAGTACTCCAAATTGGGGTAATTAACAGAATCAATTTTAAAACTAAAGCCGACAGGACTTAAAAAGTTTTTGTTAGTTGTAAGTGCCATATATTGTATCTCCTTCTATCTTTTATTTATACACAAAAAAAAGGACTCCGAAGAGTCCTTTTCCAAGCTTATTTAAAAAACTTAAGCTTATACAGTTGTCATCAAACCATCAATCCGGAAAATTCGGAAGTAAGGATTTGAACGATCAGCGCCAGTACCATCAGCAGCTACGAATGGGTTAGCAACCATACCATATCGAGTCTTGAAGCCGATACGTGGCTGGAAGTCAACTTCACCAACAGCTTTAACCATAGTTAATGGTACGTATGGGCAGTAGAACAAACCAGCATCATACGGATTAGAACCACGATAGCCAACACAAGCGAAGTCTACAGTAGCATATGGATCGATATAAACTTTCATACGACCATTAAGAACACCTGCGAAAGTGTTGCCAGTGTCATCAACGTTCAGGTTAGTAGAAAGAGCAGGTGAGTAGTCCAACATGCCAGAAGCAGCAAGTGCAGAAGCAACGTCTGAAGAAACGATAACATAGTTACCCTTACCGCGACGAGTTTCTTTAGCAATCACGTTAGCTTCTCTTTCAAGCTGCATAACAAGACCTTTGAACTTCTCTGCCATCCAACGACCGTCAGAATCAGTTTCGACATTAAATATACCGTTAATGGCAGTATTTGATTGACGAGCACCGATCTTAGCTTTAGACATAACCGTACGTACCATCTCACGGTTGATTTCAGCCAGAATTTCAGAAGAAAGGATGTTAGCAAGTTCTGCTTCAGCGTCCAGACCATGTACAGCTTTAAGGTCTTGAGCCAATTCCATAGTGTACTCAGCTTTCAGTGCACGTGACTTAGCAGTAACAGTTGATTTCTCGATTGAGAAAGCCATTTCACCAAAATTACCACCAGTATTACCCAGGGCTTCAGCAGCAGCAGTACTAAGACCAAGACCAAGACCAGACAATACGTCTGTTTCATTAACAATGCCTTCTCCAGCTACTGCATCAGTAACACCGCCCAAACCAGTAGGATCAGCTTGTTGAGTACCAGTACCAGAAAAACCGGTATTAGCTTCATCAAAGAATGCCTCTGTTCCGCCTTGAGTTGCATACTTGCTCTTCATAGCGAAGATCAGACCAGTAGGACCGGTCATTGGCTGAACGCCAGCAATATCATAAGCAATCAGGTTAGGCATTGCACGACGTACCAAAGAAATCAGTACGGGGTCAAAGCCAGCCATGTTAGCATTAGCACCACCGAAACCAGCATTAGCAGCAGTTTCAGAAATGTAGTTACCCTGAGATTGTGCACGATCTTCGCGCATAGCAATTTCTTGGTTTTCCAAAAGACGAGCTGTAACAGAGCGCTTATGGCTATCTGCAATAGTAGGAGCAGCAGAATGCTCTAGGACAGGTGCCCATTTTTCCATCAAATTTTGATCAGCAGTAAACATTTTTATTTTCTCCAATTAAGATGTTTATTTTTTAAGGTTGTTTGTAATTGCTTGAGTGTATCTAGTCATTACTTCGGAGAGTGCTACAGCAGGTGCTGTATCTTCGCCGATTAGACTGTTAGCTTCATCTACTGACTCATTCTTCTGTGAAAAGTATGATTCTTTAATAACTTTAACCTTCATTTCAAAGGTTTCAGTATTATCAAAATCGATATCTTCTACGAAAGATTGAAGTTTTTCAGCTTCTGATTCGGACAGTCCTGAAGATGCATTTCGAATAATTTCTTTCTTAGCGTGAGCTTGATTAGCCTCGTGTAAACGAATGTTATCTTCGGTGGATTTATTAAGAGACTCTTCCAGCTCAGCAACTTGATCGGACAATTCATCAATCAGATCAGTCTTGCCTTCTGGTACTTCAATATAGTGCTCTTTAAATACAGTTTGTAAAGAAGTGATAAAGCCTTCAGCAATTTCAGTCTTAAGACCAGAAACTACTGCTACTTCGTTATCCTTCATCCAATTTTCAACAACATAGTTCAAGTAAGAATCTACTTTCTCTACTAGTGAGCTTTGGAATTCAGTAACTTCTTCTTCTAGGTTTTGTGAGTATTCAGCTTCAAGTCTATCAATTTCAGCAGAAACTTTGCTTTTCAAAGCTGCTTCAAAAATAGTTGATGCTTTTAATCGGAAACCTTCAGAAAGAGTAGCTTCTTCATTTACTAAAATATCAAGATCTTCAGAGTAATCAATGTGAGAGATTTGAACATCACCCTCTTCTACAGTGCTTTCTTCTACCTTGGTCATTTTGGCAAACATGCTTTGTGCATCTTCTTTCTTTGCCTTTTTCAACATTTCAACTGCAGCTTGAATAACGCCAGCTTTAGTTTTGGGCATTTCCATCTTAGGAGCAGGAGTTTCTTCCTCTTCCTCATCTTCATCTTCGTCACCGTCGATTTCGATTTCAACACCTTCTTCTTCTGCTTTAGCCTTACCTTCTTCGAGAACATCCTCGTCGATTACTTGTGCGTCATCAACGAGCTCTTCCTGAACAAGCTCTTCATTTGAAATGTCTTCTAAGACTTCTACCCTTGTGTCTTCAGACATATCTTTTCTCTCCTATAAGAGTTATACAAGTTTCGAGAGGAAATTCTTAAACGCTTTAATCTCAATATCGGAAGAACCCATATTTCGAGCGGTTTTTATTTCAGTCTCAATTAATTCAATCTCTTGTTGTTTAAGAATACCATTATCCCATATCCAATCTACACCTTCCATAATTCCATTGACAAATGCCTCTGGAGCGGAAGGGTCTTGGACTATATCTACGGTGGATAACATAAAGTCATCAGTCACGTAATTAATGCCATTCTTTTGAACAAGACTACCCATACCACGACTTGATACACCAAGCTTAACCCCACCTTCAAGCAAACCGCTAACGATATTGCCCATTGGAGTGTTAAGTATCGATGCCTTTCCTATCACATCACTGCCATCCCAACGGAGTTCAGTAATACGATGCGAAACTTTATCCAAGTTAATCTGTGGTCCTTCCGGATGGTTTAACTCACCAACTGCACGACCAGTACTAACTTGTTCTTTTACGTACTTTGCAACAGCACGCTCTAAAATCTTTTTTTCATAAATCCGACCATTTCTATTCTTTTGGTCGGCTTGCATGAAGACTCCTTCAATCGCAAGACTTTTTTTACCATTCTTATCAGCTTCCTGAATAAGTTGTAAATCGCTTTCAAAATATTCTGCAATTAGCTTCATATCTAATCCCTATTGTAATTCTTCACCCATCAACTTAAGAAAGTCATCGGCTGCAGTTTTAGCTTCTTTTTCGCTAGTGAAGTTATCATCCAGCTTTTCGCTATTAATATAGACAGAGTATCTATTCCCCTTTTTAGAGATAGATATTTCTGCCTTTTTTCCTTTGCCGCCCATTACTGTACTAACTTCTTTTTCACCAGCATCGAGCTTGATTTTTTCTCTTAATTGAAGGAACGAAATCATTACTATGCATCTTCTTCTGTTTTACGACCAGCAATCATTGATGAGGCTGTTTCTATTCTTTTGCTATCTAATGCAGCACTTATCTTATCTGCCATTACTGCACTAAAGGACTTTTCTGCATTTAGACTATCTCCGTCTTTTACAGAATCTATAATGTCTTTTACTGTCATTTATATTACCCTCTTATATATTTATAATAAAATTAATCCTAGTATCGGATATCATCTGGATCTGGCATATCATTTTCGCCAGCTTTATCCTCATCAGCAATCTCTTTTTCCATGGTCTTAACTTCATCATCAGTAAACTTAAGAACATTTTTACGTACCCAAGCATTAGATATGTATTTACCAACATACTCATCAAGGGAAGCCAACATTTCGAATCTCTCCCTAATCATCTCGGATTCTTTTAATTCCGAAAAGTAGTTGTCTTCGATATAGTTAAACTGTATGGATTCTTTCCATGAAGCCCATTCTTCTCTTGTAATAATACCTTTTAAAATCAGTTGGGTCTTTAATAACTGCATGAATAAGTCAGAGAATCTTTTTCTTAATCTATCAATAAACTTTTTAAACTTAATTTCGTCTCTGGATACTTCATTAGATCTACCTAAACTAAACTGCGATTCCTGCTCTAATCTGTTTAACGGAACGTTAAGAGATCTATAAAGCTTTTTCTGGAAGTAAATGATATCATCAATCTGCCCGAGATTTTCACCGCCTGGCAGAGTAGAGATTTCAGTGCCACGCCCGCCTTCTCTACGGGGCAAGAAAAAGTCTTCAAGCATTGACATATGCTTGCGATCATCTTTTATTTCTCCAGTACTAGCATCATAGACTAGTTTGTTTCGATATTGGTTCATGATACCGCGAAGGTATTCTTCCGCTTTACCCTTAGGCAAGTTACCAACATCAATATAAAATATCCGTCTTTCAGGAGCACGAGAGATTCGATAGATTACTAAGGAGTCTTCCATCATTCGAAGCTGGTTAACTGGCTTAATAGCTTTTTGCAAATAGGACATAATCCTTTTTCGGGAAGGATCCAATAAACCCGAAGTTGCATAAGCAATAGAGTCTGGGTGAATCTTAAGCCCTTGCGAATTTAAACCCATTTTATCATCTTGAAAAAGGAAGTACTCTTTTTGTCCCACGACTAGCTTGTTACCAGTCAATGGATCAGTTTTTTCCTCTATTTCTTTAATCTTTCTTAACTTTGTAGGGTCAATATATCTTAATTCCAAAATCCCCTTTTTGGGACTTTTATTATCGATAATAATATGATATGGTAACCTACCATCTACATACCATCTACGAAAAATATCATGCGCATACTGATTAAAGTTTAATAGGCCCAATACGGCGTAAAATTCATCTCTAACCATTTCTTTTATTTTGTCAGAGGCTTCAACCTCGTCTAATACAATTTCCACTGGTACATCATTATGATCGCCAATAATTGCCTCATTAATAATATCTTCAATAGCTGCATCACATTCTGGCTGTGAAGCGGCATCTCTATATTTGTATATAAGGTCTACCTCTGTTTTAGCTTCACCCCCTGATTGGTCAACATAAACACCAAAATGTCCACCGGTTGTAATAACACCAGCGCCATCCTCTTCCGTATCAGGAACAAACGAAACCAGAGGAAGATCTTCTTGCTTCCTTTTGATTTCGAAACCAAAAAATTCTGCCAAAATATAATCTCCTATATTATCAGGGGCAGAACAAATCTGCCCCCTCTAATACTATTTATATACCTATTTTTACGAAGTTGTATCAGATTCCCAGTATTGAACTTGAAGCTCAACCGTGAATTCTTCGATTCCTTCTGCATCATAAGCCACTTCAATCGCTGCGATTGAGCTTGGCCAAATGCCTCTGAAATCATACTTCTTAGTAACATTACCTGCTTTATCAAGCTGCTCAATAATAGCATCAGCTTGGTAATCAGAAGGGTTAACTAACCCGGTATTTGCCGCATGAGAATTAATGCCGTTACTCCATCTTTCAAACGCATTTCGAACTTCGAAACCAGTATCATTAATTACTGTAATTGACCATGGATCAAAAGTACGATCGCCTGCGATTTGCAGTTGACGTCCTCTGAAAGGTACGGTTACAGTAGCTACGTTTGATGCTGGAAACGATGCTGCTTTACACATGAAAGAAGTGAGTTCAACATTACCTGAAGCATAGCCAGGAAAGTTCAAGGTAACCTTAAACAGGTTGGACCTAGCGCCGCCTCCAACTAACTTGGATTTGAAATCATCTACACCTAAAATTGCCATTTCTATAATCTCCTAATTAAACGCCGGCGATTTCGTTGAAATCGACACCTGTTCTTGTTGCAATGAAGTTAAGAGTAATGAAGTTAATAGATCTAGCTGGCTTGACATAAATATCAGCAACGAATCTATTACCATCAATAACTTCACCCGTATTATTTGTAGTATCACAAACTACCAAAAAGTCTGTAAGTCCACGTCTTCCCTTAACGTCTCTCATAAATGGCTCAATCATATTGCGGAATTGGGCTCTTGTAAATTCATCGTTGAATTCAAACAACTGTGCTTTAGCCGCAGTTGCAATAGCCTTTTCCAATACAATAAACAATCTGCGAACGTTAATTCGGTCAAATGCTGATGGCTTAGACAGTAGAGTCTTATCACCATACAACATTGTTCCTTGACCTGGGAATGCAACAATCGGATTAACACGAGCTTTATAAAGTGTATCACGATCTGCTTTCTTCGGGTTAAACGCTAACTTGGTAACACCCAACAATTGGCCTCTATTAACACCAGCTGGAGAGAACCAAGCATCTGCTACGCTATCAGCATTAGCACACAAACCAGCCATATGACCAGCAGCGCCAATCCATCGATATACGTCATTGTACTTATCATAGACGTAAAGAGCGGTAGAGTCTGTAGAAGCATAAGAGGTTGAAGGAAGTGAATCAGCCCAAACCTTTACGTCTGCAGCAGGAGAAGAAGTGCCAACAGTATCTTCAATAGGAGGAGATACAAATGCCATACAATCTTTTCTTGCATTTACGATACTTATTAGGTGATCAGCAATATCCTTAGAACCATTAGCATCAGGGACAGAGAATAGAAGATTAACATCAACTGTTTCTGAATCTTCGAACAAGCTGTAAGCTGTTTGAATTGATCCAACACTAACACTAGAAGGATCTATACCACCACTTAGGTTATTATCAATAGCTGAAGTAGATATTGTGAATGCAGTAACACTTGCACTAGAAAGTGCTTGACCCGCATCGCTTAAAGTAGGGGAGTGATCGATCCACCAAATATATTTCGAACTACCATTAATAACTTCTTTATAATAGTTAGATGTGCCGTCTGATTTCTTAGCATCTGATGCTTGTGAAACATAAGCAAAAGTTTCTAATACTGCGCCAACGGTTCCTGAAAACAGGCCATTAGTATCAATAATAGCAATGTGCATCTCGTCATTGGCTGATCCTTTGCCCAAGTTAGTTGCATACTCTGAGGTGCCAGGAGCTGAATCGAATGAGCTAGAATAAGCCCAACCAGTAAAGCTAGTAATACCTTGAGTACAGATAGAAACACTAATACTGTTTCCTAAAACGCTGGGATACTTGGATGCCCAAATCCCTTTGCTTAACTCGCCTGAAGAATAATTATTTTCATAATCATCTTTGTTTTTAATTAATTGTCCAGTACCGTCAGTAGTAGCATTAACTGCTCCTGCGTCTGCACGGACTACCTTAAGAGCGCTACCATATTTTAAAAATGCCGCTGCTGTAAGGAAGTATTTGAATGTGTTAGAATCTGATGTTCCGAAGTTTGCAGCGAGCTCTTTCTCAGAACCAACTGTTACTATTTCTTCTACCGGACCCCAATTAAATGAGCCAGCAAATCCACCAATACTGGTAGAAACAGCTGGAACCACACTTGTAGCGTCGATTTCTTTTACTTCGACACCTGGTGATACTTGAAATGCCATCGCTTTATCCTCTCAAAATTTTGAGTTAGTTAATATGTTTTCATAATACGGTTATATTCACTATATTATTTATAGTTAATAAATTCCTAAGCCCAGAGCTCCGCATCCATCCAGCTAGTCCTATTCCCGGTTTCCTCGTCCACTAGATATTTATCGTTACCATTATTTATAAAGCCGAATGGCAGCATATCGTCTTGTATAGCTTTTAATCTTTCCCTGTATAGTAAATCTTTCATGTCAATATTGGTTAAATTCTGAAATATATCGGTAGAGGCAAACCATCCAAACATAACTAAATTCATCATTAAATCATCATGGTTAGTGCCTGATGCAGAATATGAACTACCATTTGCGACAAAAGTACTCATTTCTATAATAGTTTCTGAATCTATTATTTCCAGTTTTCTTTGCTCTATAAAGTCTTTGATAGTAGAACAACCGATTCTTTTTACCCTTTTGGTCATAGTAGCACCAATTGCACCTGACTTAATAGACGATTCAACGTACATGTTTTCATATTCTAGGTCATAATATAAGCCATTACAGACGACACTACCTTGATCATTTGATTCAACTATGACATATGCTTCATTATATGTCATGGCATATTTGTAAATAATATCCGGAAATAGCAAAGGCGATAAAGTATTATCCCTAAATGTTGCGACCTGCTGAAATGGATTAGTAGATACATCAATAATATTAAAGGTACTATAGTCTTGGCCTCTACCCTTAGCCACGTCAACCGTCATAATATAACTATGGCTTTCTCTAGGCTTTTTATACATCATGACATTTTCTTGAATCAATATAGGCTCTCTAGACATTTGTGCCATCAAATGATTAGCTGCAATAAGGGTATTACCCCTTCCGTGGAAAGTATTTCCGAATTCTTGCTCAAATTGCAATTCTGAAGTATTAGAAATAGTCTGTCTTTTCCATTCTTCATCTCTTCCGGGAACGTCCCACCAGTCTACTCTAAATCCTTTAAATTCATTGGTATTCTGTACTGCGCCTTCCCATATTTTATGGAAAATATTACCAACACCGTTTGCTGTAGAAGTAATGATAATTTTTGTATCTTTACCAGAAGTTACCACGGGGTATGTAGATGTATAAAACTCTGAGTCATTATCAATAAAAGCAAACTCGTCTAGGAATAGCAAGTTAATAGATAAACCCCGAATAGAAGATCCTGAGGTTGCTGCAGCAATGATCTTGGAATTATTACTAAACTCTATTGATCCTTTATTTAAAGCCTTGCACCCTGGTTGCAAAAAGAAGGGTAAGTTTTCTAAAGATAGGGTAATTCTAGCTAACATCTCGCGAGCTGTAGCCCCTTTGTTAGCTAGAATAGCAATGTTTTTCTCCGGGTGAAATATGGCATACCATAATAAGTATATAACCGATGATATAGATTTACCTGACTGTCGACATGCAAGAACAATTGAGAATCTATTTTCTTTAAAGTGTTTAAACATATCACTTTGATAAGGATAAAGATTAAAAGGGACTAAACCTTCATCTAGCGATATAATTTTTGCATAGGTAGAAGCAAAGTAAGCAGGATCATCCATGCACTTTTTATATTCCTCTACCTCATTTAAGTTAAATTCAGTCTCGATCCCATCCCTCTTTATGTTGGGGTTGCCGAGATATCCGAATTCACTATTCTTAATCCTTTGCATTAATTACCTTAGAATCCTTTGCTGCTAACATCCTTTGTAAATCTGAGGTGCTTCCTATAAAGACATTATTATTCGTCACCCCAATATCTAGTTCTTTTCTATCATCTTTAGCTAATTCTTTTTTATGCTTTTGAAGAGCCATAAGTTTATCAGTTACATCGCCGATATCTTTTATAGCTTTAGATAGCACCTCGAAGGCGCGTGGGTGCTCGCTCTCGCGTGCGAGCTCTGCTAATACATCCAAAGAGCTAACCCCAGTAGAGATTAGTTCTTTATAGGTATTCCTAGAAAACTCGTAATCATCCTTTATATCTTTTTTATCAAGATACTCTTTGGTCACTACCGCGGAAGCTTTTTTAGCAGGCAAATTCTTTTCGAGACTGGCAGCAAGCTTGTCTTTTTTGTTTTCCATAATATCTCATAACCTAAGAAAAATTGTTGTCACTTATTGAAGTAACCACAGTATAATTATCTGATTCATCTGCTGTAGTGGGGTTAATAGTTAAATCCTCTGCCATCAAAGTTGACAACAGATTGTCTATATCTTTATAATCCAGACTAATCTCTCTTATTACTACCTGGTCTCCAGCAGGGCCGAAAAACTTCATTTTCATAGTAAATTCTAGGGTGTATACCAGAACCCTTCTAGTGAGAAAGTCCCCTTCATAATCATCGCTTATAGTAACACTACTCAAAACGATTGGAACATCCTGCTTATAATCAAAGGAATCTATGGGCTTAATAGTTACCGTATAATCGGGTTGGAAGTATGGTAAAATCTGTTCTACTATCTGCAATCCATCATCCTGGTTCTTTGCCATAATATTTAAAGACATTGAAATGTTATAAGAAACCATCTGTTTAATAGTCTTCTTTTTACCAACATCACTAGCATGATTCTCTACGATTTTATTACTTTTATTAAGTTTTTGGTTTAGATCCTGGTCAATTGATGTAATTTCAAAAGACATACGAGGTAACTTAATAGCCATTTGAGTATCTGATCCTTGTTCGGTCTCAATCCGGGATAGATATTTCTGCTTAGGCCCATAAGCCAAAGGAACCTTAATTTGGTTAAGTATACCCCCATCCGAACTTTTTCTAATAACAGATATATTATTAAAAAGTGTCCCAAATATAGCTACTGATTTTCTCATTGTTGCATGATAAAAGTGTGAGCCAAACATTAATATGTCTCCGATGGATCGCCGAATGGATTACTTTCACTAAAGTCTAATATACTATCCCCCTCGAATTCAAAAGTAGAATTTGAAGATTGGCTATCTGTTAAGTTAAAATTGCCAGTCTGGTCTGTTACATCATAAATCTTGGTTACGTAGCAAGTGTTATCAGATTCTGATCCAACCAAACCAATAACCCCTGATACTATAAAGCTCTTAGCCTCTTCAATACCGGATACGCCGATATTAGAAATAGATATTGTTGACAAAAAGTCGCTTGTTTTAGTAACTGTTTGAACCGTGCCAAATACAGATATACCTAAATCCGCGTCTAATATCTGTGTTACTATTTCGCCTATTTCTAGGTGTTGACCCGAGGTTACAGATAAATCCATAACTAGCTGATAAGCGCTTTTGCCAGCAATAAGGTCTATACCATCAATGCCAGTATTAAATTTCTCGTCACTCATTTCAAACAAGGAACAGCTTAGTTTATATACTGGGAGGTTTGATAGCTGATAAAAGGGTTTATCGTCTTCAACGTGGGTAATTTCAAAGAAAGAAGAGCTCATTGGTAGATATATTATATCACCCATATTCGGCTTAGAACCGTTAATGGTATTGTTAAATAAACCTATTAGTCTTTCCCACTGTCGTCTAGAAACTATAAACGTAGCTTCGTCCCTAATTTCTAATCCAAACTTACTATACAAATCCCCGGCACCTTCAAACCCATCCGTATTTTCTATGTAAGCCTCGATCATATAAGCGTCATCGAACTGAGACGCAGGGTCTTCACCAAAAATATAATCACGGTTAACTATTTCCCTAGGCAAATAATAAACATCTTGCCCATATATCTTTAAGCTTTCAATAACAAGATCTTCATAAAGATGCTGTTCTGATTTTACTGCTTGTGAAAAATAAACGCTTCTGGGCATATCTTATCCTATGTAGAAGTCTACTGGTTGTTCCCAGTTAAGTCTAACTTCCTCTTCTAGTTTCGTTAATTCTTCATTAGCATCATCGAATAGCTGACGACCATTAAACGTAACGCCACCAGGCATTACCATACCTTCGAATTTAGATAAGTTTGCTCCCCATTGTCTTTTAATTAATGATGTAGCATACTTTTTAAGGAAATAATCATTATATACGTCTGAGTATAATGCAGGGTCTAGTATACGGTAACATTCTACAACTAGATAATTACCTACAGCAATTTCAGTAGACCAATCCATATCAATTCTAAGTTGATTTTTATGTCTTTCAAAAGAAATGTGCTTATCGTCATTATCAATAATTAAGTCCAATAAAGCTAACCATTGCTGGGTCATTTCATATTCTGCCAATGATCCCATAAACCCTAACGAGTGAACGTCATTAAGATGCATCTGATATCTAATATCAAACATATTATCAGAAGGACTACTATCTCTTAAAGGCATAACCCTAATAACATCTGTGATTAGATCATTTATAGGCAAATACCCATTGTCGATATCTGTTTGGGTTACTTGATGTTTTAAGTATATTTTTTCAATAGAATCTGTATGATATGTCTGATAGAATTGCAAAGCCTCATCAATTCTATCATCTACCTGATCCTCGTCCACATTAATTTCTATTACTGGAGCACCCAAAGATCTATAGCAATAATCTATTAATGTACTTCTTGAATTAGGTTTAGCCATCTTATTTTCCTATTGAGATGTATCTATTTATATTAACTAATCACGCCACATGCAATCTTATGTGCAACCCCGTTACCCACTTCGCCTACACGAACCAGAGTAGCATCGTGATCATAAGCACCGTCAGCATCAAAGCAGACGTTGACCGAACGCTCATGGACGCAGCCAGAATCGTCACAGGTAAACTTCACCTTGATGTCTCGGCATGCAGACTCAGAGGTAATAGTTGCTCCTTCGTTATCTGGATCTGGCATTTCGTTAGAACGAGTGCCGGTGTATTCTTCTAAAAGTTCGTATGTTACTGTCATTTTATTTCTCCGTTAATTGTCTTTTAAGTTCGTCGATTTCAGAAGATAAGTCCTGAATTGACTGAACTAGGAAGGGTATTAATTTATCGTAATTAATAGTTTTATAGTTAGGTACTTCTGGTACAGGTAAGCCTTCTTTTTCTGCCTGTTCTATTTGCGCGCTACTTGGGTTACTTGCTTCGTTGATAACAACTGCATTAGGAATAAGGTGTTCTACTTCTTGGGCAATCAGACCAATTTCAGTAGTACCTGTTTCAATAGAGGGGTTGTCTTCTGTTAGATTGTTCCAAACAAAACTCTTAACTTTTAATTGGTTAATTAAAGCTAGTCCAGAACCAGATGTGAGTTGGGTTTGGTTATCCTTTAGACGAGTGTCTGAGTAATACGCTGTGATATTACCGTAGCAATAAAAGTTATTACTGTTGTCAGCAAAGAACTTCCATCCATCAGAAGTATTTAGAAACCCATGCTGATAAGAGGTGTTAGCATGCATAGTTCCTATAATAGTGCTTTCGTGTTGTGTTCTCATGCGGAGATATTGGTGAGTATTACCCCCGCCCATATTCCATTCACCACCTGACCCAGCATACCAGTGAGCACCTACACCTTGATTATATAACCCCGTATTGACATTATTATTTCTCAACCACGAATTTGCGTATACTTCTGTGAATGTTGGAGAGCCCCCACCGCCAGACGACATGAAAGCAGAGGCTTGTTGCCCATCCAACAGATCAGCATCTAAGCCGGAGCCTGAGCCGTCGTTGCCTGCATCCCAAACGGTATTACCACCTCTATATAAGTTATAAATTACACGGACATTATTGTCTCCGTTACCAACACTAAATATCTCTGTTGCCCAATCTGAGTTATTATAAAAACGAGTGCCGTTGTAGCTAAAATGACCCCCAATTTTTATACCAGTATGAAACCCAATACACAAATCTGGGTAAGGGTGTGACCATGCTCCTCCTTGCTGATAAATACCGTAAGATGTTGGAATCGCTCCATTCCCAGAATCCCCCCCTTCACCGGTAAAAGTTATAACCCTGAATCTAGTAGAAGTGTCTGCTGCGAGGGCACCGGCAGAGTTTGCGTAACTAACAGACAACTGAGAAGGCTGTAATCCATCTAACAAATCAGCATCTAAGCCTGAGCCAGCGCCATCGTTACCGGTTGTCCAAATTTTCTGCCAAGCGTAACCTGTGCCGCCGCTCGACCACCAACCTCGTAGATATGTCTCTGAAGGATTACCATCCTGCATGACCATCTGCATACCGTGATGATATGTATTGCTCGCAGAATAATGAAGTGATTGGAAACCAGTCGAATGCCCGGTTGTTGGCCCATTTGTATGGGACCAAAGATCAATAAAACATGAGCCTCTGTTAAACATGTCATTAAAATTAAGACTCGCCCAACCTTGAGAGCCGGTTCTATAGGCTTCAGCGGTGCTCGATGCTGATCGAGGAACAAAGCTAGTTTTACCTGACAATCCTAGATGATTTTGCATCCAGCTACGATCATAATAACGCAAATAAGCATCACCAGAAGCATAAAATCTTGACGGTACCTCTGTAGTATTTTGCCCTGAAATAGTATTAATCCAACCAGCGTGAATGTAGCCGTTTGAGTCAGTTCTTACTACCTTATTTGCTTCATTATTTACACCGGTATGAAGCTGCAAACCATCCAGCAAATCAGCGTCTAAGCCAGAACCAGAGCCGTCGTTGCCTGCGTGCCAAGCTGTGTTTCCAGATATTGTTACAGAGCCGCTATGGGTTGCTAAACTTGCACCGCCATACGTTGATAATCCATAGGATGGCGCGGCGGTTGTTGAGGACTCGCCCCACCCAGCAGGGCCACCAATGTTGACTCTTTCATACATTTGTATGAATTGCCCGCCTTGTGAACCAACTGCAAGACCACGAATCGTTCCAATCTGAATAGCATGGTCATTTACTTTACTAAATAGATATTGTCCACTGGCTGTATCATCAGCATCAGATCGTAAGAATGAGCCGCTATCGATACCATCCAACAGATCAGCATCTAAGCCAGAGCCTGAGCCGTCGTTGGCGGCGTGCCAAATCCTGTTCCATGCGTTTAGTGAACCGGCATCGCCATTTCGAGTTCTAAAATATAGCTCGGGCCCACCGCTATAGGGGGAGTTTAGCCACAGGTCATACCCTCCACCAGTACTGAATCTAGCAACCGGACCGACAGCAGGAGCACCGACAGCGTATGTAAAGCCTGTGGTGTTAGTGCCCATTGTGTCCGCATTTAGGGTGAAGCCCTCATAGTTCATAATATGAGAAGGCTTACTAGATACGCTTCCCCACGCTACTGCACCTGCTGTATTTGCATAGTTTACGGACAATGCAGAAGGCTGCTGACCATCTAACAAATCAGCGTCTAAGCCTGAGCCTGAGCCATCGTTTGAACTACCCCATAAAGTTCCTTGAGGGGTTGTGCTGAGAGAGCCTGCGGTACTAAGAATAGCTTTAGCATCGGCATTTACCATTAAGTGTAGAGGATGATTAGAGTAAGTTCCGACCTTGCCAGCTGCCTGACCTGTATGAGAATACATGGTTGTTATAATCCCATCACTAACAGACTTTACATCTAGCCTAGCGTGAGAACTTCCTGCAATATTTACCCTTGCATTCCAACCGCCATCATTGCTAACACTGCCTGTGCCGTCACCAAACTCGTTATAAGAATTTGAGAAACTGTTTGAGCCTGAGAGAGTGGCAAACGAAGAACCTTGCTGACCATCCAAAAGGTCAGCATCTAATCCTGAGCCTGAGCCGTCGTTAGAAGCATTAAATACAAGGTATCCACCGTTAGCATATAAATTATTAGCAGCACGAACATGCCCATCTAGGTAGTTAATACTGAAGGTTTCAGTATTCATTGCGGCGTCAGAATAAAATCTGGCCCCTCCATACTGTGGCATAGAAAAGAATCGCAATCCGGTATGCCACTTAATATTTAACTTGGTGTAGTTACCACCAACCTCCTGCATACTGGTTCCAATAGAATAGTTATTAGAGTCATTAGCTCCCCCAAACATAAGTCCAGTAGTAGCAGATACTGCATTATAAGCGTTATTAGCAGCTGCACCTCCAATAAGAACATAATTACCCGAACCTGAAGTAATAAGGTTGCCAGAAAGAGTACCTCCAGTAAGCGGCAATGCATTTAAAGCACCATCCGCACCAGTAGCACCAGTAGGGCCTTGAGGGCCAGTAGGGCCTTGAGGACCAGTAGGACCTGCCACAGTACTTGCAGCACCAGTAGCACCAGTTGATCCTTGAGGACCTGTAAGACCAGTAGCACC